GCCCTCGGCTCTCGACGCGGCGGTCGCGGCGTTGTCGCGGCGGATCACTTCGTTGCTGCTCGTGATGTGCGGCGTCGCGTCGGCCGGCGCCTGGCGCATCCACTTGCCGAGCATCAGCGGCAGCTTCGGATCGCGCAGGCTGCCATCTTTGCGCTTGATCTGATCGGCGGTCGGCAGGGTGCCGTCGATATAGAACACGTCGCCGGTGCGCCGCAGCTTGTTGTCGTAGTAGCCATCCGCGACGGCAACGACCTTGAACCTCGGCGCGCGGGCCGGCCTCGGAGCGGCCGCCTTTTCTGGTGCCATAAAGGAATGCTCCTATGTGGGAAAGGCGCCGGCCGCCGCTCGGGATTGAGCGACGCCGGCGCCAGCAGATCGAACGAGTGACTAGACGAGATAATTCTTCGCGTAGGCCTTTGCGAGCACGCTGAAAGCCGAGTGCGACGTCAGCCAGGCGGTGAGCGTCACGGTCGCCGCGCCGCCAGCCGGCGTCACGCGGATGCCCTGAAACTGCAGCCAGCCGGCGACGACGTGCCCCTGCGGTAGCGGCATGAAGATCAGCGCGCCGAGCGGCATGTCAGCCGACAGGAAGGTGCGCTGATCGTGGACGATGATGCCGGCGGTCAGCGCGGCATCAGTCGCTTGAATGAGCTCGACGAGCACGGTCGTCGACGACGCGGCGACGCCCACACTGAGGCCGTAGCCCATCGGTTCGCCCGTGCTGATTTCCCGCTTCGGCGGCGTGCCAACGCCGCCCGGCAGGCCCAGGTCGATCGAGCTGGCAGACACCGCAACGGCCGTGAAGGCCTGCGCGTTGCAAACTCGGAGCAAAGAGTCGATATACATTCCGTCTCTCCTCAGAAGTGAAACCAAAACCACACAACCGCCGCGGGGCGGCTGCAACCTCCCGACTGTCGGGAAACTCAGACGACGACAGCTTCGGAATTCAGAAGCTGATCGACCAGGCGCACCGGCGTGTCGCCGAAGACGAGGATGCGCTTGCCGTCGAAGTTCTCGTAGGTCAGGCCGCCGCCGCTGCCGACCGACTCGCGCGCCTCACGACGCAGCAGCCGGCGCATGGTGCGGTTCATATAGAAGACCGGCTTGCCGAGTTTGTTCGGCGGCGTCTCAAGCGCGGTTTCCATATTGGTGATGATCGTCTTGATGTTCGCGGCGTCAGTGTCGCTGACGTCGATGTTGCAGATGCGCACGACGTAGCGCCAATCCTTCAGCGCGATCCCCGGCTTCCACTGGAACCGCTCTTGAAAGACGCGCATCCGCGAGCCGGGCAGGCCCGCGGTGACTTCGGCCGTCACCTCGCCGAAATCTTCGTGAATGAGGCCGGCCTTCGAGCCCTTCGGGAAGATGCCCGTGACCGTCTCTTCATCCCAACAAATCAGCCAGATGCTCGCGTTGTCCGCACCCGCGCCGCCGGCCTTGATGACGTTCTGCCCGTTCGCCGCGGTCGAGGAGCTGTAGCGGACGCTGAGCCCGGTGAACTGTTCGGGGTTGACGCCGCCGTTGCCGTAGAAGAGCACGCGCGTCATTTCCTGATTCATCGCTTCGATGAAGGCCTTCGCCTCTGAGAGTCGGAACGAAGCCGCGTTGCCGTTCAGCAACAGCAGATCCTTGTCGACTTCAGACCAGGCTTCGAGAATGCCGCACTGCTCATCAATCTGCGCCGTGGTCGACTTGCTCGGCGTGATGCCCTGGTTGAGCAGACGCCATGCGACGGTCGGCAGGCCCGTGCGCACCGTCGTGCGGTGTCCGACCGGCAGGTTGCCTTCGCGCCACACCATGTCGGTAAGAATCTCGTTCGTCTGCCCGAGCAGCTCGACGATCATCGGGATCTTGCCGTCCGGGTCGAGACGCTTCGCCCAATCGGCCATTGTGAGGTTGCCGGTCCCAAGCGCCGCGCCGAAGGCGACGACGAGCCCGAGCTTCCACACCCAACTACCGGCGGCAGCCGAGTGCTGTGCGGCCGTCGTCGCCGCACTGAGATCGATCGAAAACAAGGCGATGACGCACAGCGCCATCAAACAAAACAAACGCATAGCAGCTCTCCCAGGCGGGAGCTACGTGCCTTTTGTCGACTCCGTATTGAGCGCGATCGAAGTGGGGTGATCGTAGAGCGTCGACGGATTCTTACCGTCACCCTTCTTCGCTGCGCCGGCGCCGCCGACAATCGGCGTATCTTCCGCCATCATTTTTCCCAGGCGCGCGAGTGACACGACGACTGAGAGCTCGTTAAATGCAGCGCCCTGAAGCATCAGAGCGCGGAACCGTGCACCGATCGGATCGTCTTTCGGAGCGAACTTGTCGAGCGCGAGGTTCGCGAGACGCTGCGTCTCCGCGAGTTTCTCGCCGCCCCACGTGGGATCGGCCTCCGTCTCGGTTCGCCAGGCATTCGATCGCGCCATGACAAGACCGCTCTCCTCTTCGAGCACCGCCTGCGCCTGTTCCTGGTTCCAGCCCTTGGCTCGGGCCCTGGCCTCGAACTCTTTGAGCGTAGTGTCGGTGAGGAAGTAGTCGCTGCCGTCCGGTTTCTTGAATTCGTATTTCGCCGGCGGCTTTGACTTCGCTGCCTCTGCATCGGCCGCGGCTTTCGCAGCGGCGTCGTCAGTGGCTTTCTTCGCGGCCGCGTCGGTCGCTGCCTTCGCAGCGTCGTCAGCGGCTTTCGTCTCCTGCGCGATCTGGTCAGGAGTTTTTGAAGCGGCAGCGGCTGCAGCGGCTGCGGCTTCTGCGGCGGCGTCGGTGTTACCCTGGCCGGCGGCAGCGGTCGTCATTGGTCGTCTCCCTGGTTGTTCACAGCGGGCGCGGTCTGCACCGCCGCGTTTTCTCGATCGAGCAGTCGCTTCCTCGCGCGCGCTTCCGTCTCCATCGCTAGATAGAGGTTCTCGTCGACGCGCGTGAGATCCGCGAGCAGCTCCAGGCCGAAGTTCCGCCGGCCCGTCAGGTAATAAATTTGCGCATTCGTTTCGTTGATCGTCTCGTAGATCCCCGTGCGGCTGAGGATCTCCCACATCACCAGGCGCACGGCGGGCTGCGTCATCGCCGCCTTCAGCGCCTCATCGAAGAGAAGCTGCTGCTCTTTGGCCTTTCTGCCGGCGTATTTCACCAGCCGCGGATCGGCCGCGTTGCCCGTGAGTGCGGTCGGGCGGGCCATTTACGGCACCGACGCCGCCGGGATGCCGCTCGCGCTGTTCACGATGCGCGCGAGTGCGGTGTCACCCGTAAGCGGCGCCTTCGCGCCGGCGGCCGCGGCCTGGCCGAAGTTCTTCGCCGTCTCCGCGGCCTGCGCCGCCGCCTGCTGCTGGCGGACGCTGTCGACGTCGGCCTGCGCCTCTTCGTCGCTGCGCACCATTCGCGGGTCGACGCCGAGCATGTCGGCGTAGTTGTCGACGGTGCGGAACGAATTCACCTTGTGCATCACGTCGGTGAAGCCTTGCTCGACCATCGCGCCGACCGACTGCAGGAAGCGGTCTTGTGCGGCGACGCCGACCAGCTTCTGCGCCGTCGCGAGGATGCTGATGTATTCGACCTTCAGCTTGACGCCGTGGAGCTCCTCGGGCGGCGGCGGCAGCAGGCCGTTCGTCTCCATGAGATCGAAGGCGCGGTCGACGATCGGGTCGAGCAGCTCGTCGTTCGTGCGTTCGAGCACGGGCCCGAGCGCGAGCAGCTTCTCTTCGTGACGCTCGTCGATCTCGCGCGCGGTCGGCCGCTGCGCGCCGAGGCGTTCGTCGCTCGACGCGATCATCAGGAACAGATCCTCGTAGAACGCGCGCTGAATCCGATATTGCACCTCACGCATGTCGGCCGTCAGGTGCTGGAACCCTTCGAGCCGCACCTCGTGAATCGGGCGCAGGCCGGCCATGCCGTCGCGCGAGTCGTTATACGTGATGTCGCCGGCGAGTAGGCTCGTCTTCTGCGTGCGCAGCGTCGACGGCCCGACGAGCGGCGGGTCGACGGCTTTCGAGATCAGCTGTCCCTTTTTCTTCTGCATCAGTTGGAGCTGCTTCACGTCGGGCAGCGCCGTCATGCCGGGGCAGTCGGTGCCGTAGCTGTCTTCGCCGGTGATGTCCCATCGCGGGCACATCAGCGGAAAGGTGCGATAGCCCGACTCGCGAAGGAACTTGCGTTGATCGAGCGAGGTGTTCGAGCTGAGCATCGAGCGGCTGCCCGTCTCGAAGTGACACGAGATCCACGGCAGGTATTTCGACTGCACGCGGTTCGCGTTCGCGTGCTCGTTCGGCTTCACGATCCAGGTGACTTCGATCGCCTGTTCGTAGTTGCCGTGATCCCACAGGTCTTTGACGGTCGCGCTGATGTTGCTCCAGTCGATCGTGCGGCCGTTCTCCTGCACGCCGAATTCTTCGACGACCTGGCGCACCGTGAGCTCGTAGTCGCGCACGAAGGTCGTGACCATGCCGCGATGATCCATCCCGAGCGCGAAGCTGCCAGTCGGGTAGCTGAAGGCGCGGAACAGATCGCGGTTGTCCTGCATCATCGACATCGCCGACGTGCCGAAGATGCCCAGGTCGAGATACGCCAGCGGCAGCACGTTGTAGAGGTTCGACGTCGCGAAGATCGTCAACATCCGCAGCGTGACAACGTGCAGCCACTCGCGCACCGGGCCGAACTCGGCCAGGTCAGGATCGGGCGTCGTCAGCTTCATCCACGGCCGCGCCGGCGAGGTGAGGCCGGCGTGCAAGCCCGAGGCGAGCGTGCGCGCCGCGAAGCGGCCCGTCGAGTCGATGATCTTCTGGTTGCGTTTGTCGCCGCGGTTGCGGTCGCCCGCCCAGAACCGCGTGCGCCGCGGCATCATGTAGTCGGCGAGCTCCTGCCAGTGCGCGTCGAACGTCGCGCGCTCGCGCCACAGCTCCGAGCGTAGCGCCTCGTAGCGCATTCGCTTCGTCGCTTCGTCGATGTAGCTCGGCATCGGGTCAGGCTCCGATCAACGTCTTCGGGGTGAGGTTCGCCAGAGGCCCGGCTTTGCCGGCGCCGGCGACGAGCTGCTCGCCGGCGGCCGCTCGCTTGCGCTGGCGTTCGGCTGCCGACTTGGCGCCGCCCTGCGCCAGTGAGGCGGCCGCTGCCGTCGATGGCGGCGGCGCCGGCATCTGTGACGCCTTGTATTCTTCGCGCGTCATCGCCTGCCCGACGACCGGCGCGTTGTTCACATTCTTACGGCCGGCGCCGGTGCTGCCGCCAGCAT